CTGCTGTTGCTATTGCGACAGCGACAACAGCTCCTTCGCTCCAGCAATCAGTTTCGTTGTTTGTTCCATCAGCGACGAGCATCTCTACAGCTACTTTTGCTCCCAGTTTGACTAAGAATCTCGCTGTTCCTAGCTCAGCGGCGATTTTCTTCTCAACAACTAGCCCTGGCATCACTATCACGAGATCGCTCTTCGTTCCTGGTCCTGCTACAATTACGACTGCCAGTGGGCCTACAAGCCTCGCGATCTCCCTGGCGGTACCATCGCCTACCCAGATCGCTTCCAGCTCGTCCTTGCCCTACCTAGATATCACGCTAGGCGTTCCTGGAGCGGCGACAGCCACGTTCCAAACCACAACTCCAACCCTCGAGTCTTACAGTTACAATGCACCTCCTTCTCTCGATCGGATGTACTATGTCCCTGCTGAATCGAGAGAGCTCGTCATCGAAGAAGATCGCACCCACTACGTCTCCGCTGAGTCCAGGACCTTGGTGATCGAGGATGAGACCAGAACCCTCGCCATTCCTTACGAAAACAGGAGCTACGAATGTCCACAGGCCTGATCCTCGAAGCTGGCTCTATTATTCCTTGGATCTACAAGACCCCAGGTGGAGTTCTGGACTACCCTTTCAACTGGGAAAAGTGGCTCGGAACTGACACAATCGCTACGGCTGTCTGGACTGTGCCCACCGGGCTCACCAAGACGGCGCAGAGCGAGACGGAAACTGTGGCTAACGCTTGGATCTCCGGCGGAGTCATTGGGACCAGTTACAAAGTGAGTTGCAAGATCACGACTGTAGGTGGACGTACAGAAGAGCGTACGATTGAGATCAGGGTTGTAGTCAGGTAGAGCGTCTCTGTGACAGCCATGTTTAAATCACGACGACTTAAAAATGGCTGTTCGAGCGACAATCTATGTCGGAGGTTCGCCCATGAACATGAAACGCTGGTACGCAACGAAAGCTGAGATCCCCGCTGAGTTCGCAGCTCTGCCGTGGGTCGAGAAGAATGGCAGATTCATGCTGGACATCGATATCAGTGAGGACATCTCGAACCTCACTGGCGCTCTCGAGAACGAGCGCAACTCGCATCGCCAGAGCAAAGACAAGTACAAGGAATTCGAAGGCCTTGACATTGCTGAAGTCAAGCAGCTCCTCGAAGAGAAGCGCAAGTCGGCCGACAAGAAGCTCATCGACGCAGGCAAGGTCGAGGAATTGCTGGCCCAACGCACCGAAGAGTTGAAGAAGGAGTACGACAAGAAGATTCTGGACCTTACCAATGGGTCATCTCTGTTGCAGAAACGACTCGAGAAGGAACTCATCGACAACCATATCCTTCTCGAAGCGAAGGGTGCTGGTGTCCGTGACACCGCCATCGATGACGTCCTTCTCCGTGGCAGGCAGATCTTCAGGTTGGAAGGGGACAAGGTGGTCGCTCGTGAAGGCGACAAACCGCTCTACAACAAGGAAGGCAAGGAGCTGGGTATCGGTGACTGGATCAAAGGTCCCCTGCTCGAGAAGGGTCCGCACCTCTTCAACTCTGCCTCCGGCGCGGGTTCCCAGCCTGGCGCTGGGCAGGGTGGAGGTTCGCAAGGCGGACACACCATCAGTCGCGCTGATGCTCGTGACACCAACAAGTACGCTGCGGCCAAGGATGCTGCTGCCAAAGTCGGTCAGACCGTGCAGATCGTGGACTAGTAGAAGTAGGTAGCATCTAGAAAGTGCAAGACCAGGAGACTGTGACTCTCCAAAGTCCTTAGGCTGTGCCTGAAGGTTCTCTCAGAAACCCTCAACCTCAACCGCTGGACTACAGGAGACACTCATGTCTAACCAGCTCGCACTCTACGATCCTCTCTTCTACGCTCAGGAAGGCCTCATCGCCCTCCGCAAAGCTCTTGGCATGGCCGGTCGCGTCTATCGTGGATACGACAAGGCTCCCCAGCAGAAGGGCTCGACCATCATGGTCAACGTGCCCGGCACGTTCGCGGCGACCGACGTCAACACCAGCACTGGTGGTACGACCCAGGACGTCGCCGCGAACCAGACCAGCATCGTGCTGAACAAGTGGAAGGAAGTCAAGTTCGGTCTCACCGACAAGGAACTGACCTTCACCACAGACGTGATCATCCAGGATCACATCATGCCTGCTGCCTACGCGATCGCCGATCAGATCGATCGCGACCTCAACACACTCGTCACGGACATTCCCTACATCTACGGGATCGCCGGAACGAACAGCACCGCTAGCGTGGCCGACATTCTGGCTGTGCGCAAGATCCTCTTCGACAACAAGGTGCCCCTCAACGACGGAATGTTGCACTGGGAACTCGACTCCCAGACCGAAGCTGATCTCCTCGGCCTGCAGGCCTTCTCGCAGTACCAGGGTGCTGGTCAGGCTGGCGCTGATCTCCAGATGTCCGGGAGCCTCGGCCGCAAGTACCAGTTCGAGTTCTTCGCCAACCAGAACACTCCCAATGTCGCGGGTGGTGGTGATGCGGACGTCGCTGGCGTCGCTTCCGTGGCCACCAAGGGTGCTCTGACGATGAACGTCACGAGCGTCGGCACCACGGCTGTGATCAAGAAGGGGGACTGCTTCACAATCGCTGGTCACTCCCACCAGTACGTCGTGACTGCTGACCTGACTGCTTCCGGTGGCACCCTCACGGGTCTCGCCTTCACCTCCAGCGATCCCACGACCGCTGCCACCCCTGGCGCTGCGGGTGGCTTGGAAGTTGCCACTGTGGGTTCTGAAGTCGTGACTTTCCTCACGGCTGCTTCGCCTGCTACCAAGGTGAACTCCCTTGCTTTCCATCGCAATGCCTTCTGCTTGGCCATGGCTCCCCTGAGCGACATGGGGAATCAGCTCGGTGCTCGGATCGAGAGCATCACCGACCCCGTCACGGGTCTCTCCATCCGTGCTAGGGTCTTCTATATGCCCGACAACAGCACGGTGAAGGTCGCTCTGGACTGCCTCTACGGCATGAAGACTCTGGATGGCTCTCGGGCTGTTCGCGGTCGTCGCGTTTAGAACTAGTCTAGACGGCAGCCGGGGTGGGCAACTGCGAGCCTCCAGCTCACCCCGGCACTTTCTTCAAGAGGCTAAAAGGAGAGATCCATGTCCGATGTACTCACGGTCAAGATCGTCTCGGCAAAGCATCCCCAGGGCTGGGTTCTGCTCAACCTGTCCGACTACGACGCGCACCCCGAGATGTACGAACTCTACGTCAATTCCGTTCAAGACGCCCAAGAAGGCTCCGGGAGCGCTTCGGCTGACGCTGGGCAGGGGAACACCCCCTCCGAGTCTTCTAGCCATAATTCCGGCTCACCGCTGAGCCTTCCTGAGAAGCTTGACACCTGGAAGAAGGCTGACCTCGCCACGTACGCTCTCGAGCAGTTCGAGATCACGCTCGACCCTGAGGAACTCACGCAGGTCATGATGGTTTCCGCCATCAAGGACGCTTTCAAGACCAAGTTCCCTGAAGCTGCGGTGTGGTAATGACCTTCAACGCGACTCCATCCGATCCCCTGGCAAACTCCTACTGTGACGTCGCATTCGCAGACGAATACTGGGGACAGCGCCTCTATGGGACGACTTGGTTAGCGGCGGATGTCCCTACGAAGCAGCAAGCACTCATCCAAGCGACGATGGCACTCGACAACTATGACTACGTGGGTGTCAAGGGTGTGCAAGGCCAAGCACTAAGGTGGCCTCGTTACGGTGGCAAGGATCAGGACGGTTATCCGCTCCCTCTCGATGTCGTTCCCAACCGCATGAAGCAGGCGACTGCTGAACTTGCGGGATCTCTCCTGTCGGAAGATCGCACGTCCGACAACGGTATGACAAACCTCAAAGAGTTGAAGGTGGGTCCTATCCAAATCACCTTTGACGAGAACCAGCGCCTGAATAATCTCACTCCGTTCGTGCGCCAGATGATCAATCCATTCCTGAAGACCGTCTACGCTAAGGTGGTCCGTTCATGAGCATGGCAGAGATGGTCCGAAAGCAAGCCTCAACATCAATCGTCAAGTACGGTGAGAAGATGATGTTGGCCACTGTCGTAGGTACCACAAAGGATGCTACCTCCGGCGCGGTCACCGAGGCCTACGATCCACAAGTCGTCTGCCATGGCGTTCGCAATGCAACTCAGTACAAATCTCTAGGCTTCAAGTTCGGTGAGGGGAACGTCCGCACTGGTGACATCGAGATCAGTCTTGCGGCTGAAGATGGAGTGAATCCGATCATTGGCAGTAAGCTCTTTTACGACGGTGTAAGCCACCAGATCATTGCTAACCAGCCCTCAGTATTCCAAGGCTTGACAGTGCTACATTCCCTCTTGGTGCGGATGTGAAGAGTCAGTTCTCCGATCAGGTTAGAGCTTTCACGATCAAGTGTGGCATCGTGACAGACCAGGCTGTTCGTAAGATTGTCTTCGATCTGTTCGCCCGAGTGATTCGCAAGACCCCAGTGGACACTGGCATGTTGCGTGCAAATTGGCAGATCGGGATCGACTCCAGGCCTAGCGGAAATCTCGCTAACACTGGTGGCACACAGGTCCCCGCAGTATCTGAGATCAAGGCTGGTGGTCATGTCTACGTAGTCAACAACCTGCCCTATGCTCCAACAGTCGAGCTGGGTCTGTATCGGAACTTCTTCAAGG